AAAGTTTTACCTGTACCAGATTCTCCCGCAAGTGCAGTGATTTTATTTGATGGGAGACCACCAAATATGCTCCCACTGATAAGAGCATTGAGTATGTAAGACCCAGTATCAACAAACGTCTTACATACAGTTGAATCATCCACAACATTTGCGTATGGATTGTCTAACTCTTTAATAACATTGTTTAAAAAACTCATAATACCTCAGCTAAAGAAATTTGTAAGTGAACCACGACGTTCGTATTGCCAGTGAATGCATTCTAACACAGATTTGAGCGGTTCTAAGAAGGACTTTTCAAATTGCAGTGTATAGTCAATGTACTTTTCCAGACCAAATTCAGGCGGGATACTCTGGAAGAATGAGATTACGTTCTCTCCAATTGGGTTTGGAGTTTTCAAATAGATGAATTTGATTTTTTCTCCCTCTTGGATGATAGGAAATCTATTAGTAATCTTATGCTCTCGTACATAGTGATTATAAAGTAATGCACCTCTGACAGCAATTGGCGTAGCGGGTTTATAAACGCTACTATAACTTCTATATTTTTCAAGATTATTACAACCTCTGGGTGATGCTACGTTAACATAACTTTGCTTTTTACTATCGGTCTTGATCTTATCAACGAATATAATAAGGTCATCATTAGTACCATTGATAATGATTTTGTATGCCTCATATAATTTATCTCGATAGTATGATGGAGTGGAAGAACGTTGAGTTTCCATACCACAGATTTTCATCTTAGGTTCTTTATAACGAACACCTTCACTGTCCCATACGTTAAGAACATAACGCTTCTTCACGGTCCAGAAACCACGATTGGCAATGTTCTCACGCTTCATATTCATCTTCTGAGCATAAGCATTTACATACTTCGCCAGTTCTTCATAGCAACCTTCAATAAAAGGTTCAAGTTCCACTTGACAGATCTTGTCAAGGAACCCAACAATTTTCTCATCAGGCGTTTTTCTTCCCTTGAATACAGATTGCACCAGATCACCCAGATTGAGATAAATGGAATCAGTATCAATAGCAATGACATAATCTTTGTCTCCTGTTTTTAAGATACGGTTAAGGTATTCATTCATTTTCTTTTCAATCCAGCGGATTGAGAGTTGACCAGACAGAGTAATTGCCTCAGCATTCGCTATTCGGAAATAGCGAAAATACTCATTACCAATGGCACCATAGGCAGAGTTAAGTTGGATCTTACGTGCCATCTGAATGTTATTATACTTAGAAATATCCTTCAGTAATTCAGGATTTTTAGTGTTCTCATATTCCTGCTTGGCAGCAAGCATCTTCTTTTTATAGATGGTACGTTCATCATAGATCTTCTGCATCAGTTTAGGAAGAAACCCCTGCTTGCTGGTGTTATACAGAGTGCCATTAGGGCACAGTGTAACACCCTGCAGGGTGCTTGTATCAATCTCTTGATTAAGGAGACGGTCTACATTAATGCCACTCACACGCTCGTCTAGAAGCGTCTCAGGACTGATGTTGTATTGTATAATCAGGTGTGGATATAGAGAGTTTAAGTCAAAGTTCACCACCCAATCATACATACCAGGAACAGGTTCTTTCACATAAGCGCCAGCATATTGTTGGTCCTTAGTACTATTACTCTTTGGAGGAATGACAATATTCTCCTGTGAAAGAGCATCGTAAATAATACTGTCCCACATACGAACCTGATAGAACACATCCTCAAAGTTTACCTTTGCGTCATATGCCATCGTCACAGCAAGTTCAATCAATTTCATTTTATCTTCCAACATGTCCACAAGTTCTACGTCGTGGATGTTGTACTCAATAAACTTCTGCCAGTTGTTACGATAGAAATCTTGAAAGTTTTCAAACTCACTGTGGTCTAGTTTGTTTGCATTAAGTTCCACAGATGCAATATGATCCAGGCGATAACTCTCCTGATTGGTGTATGTAAATTTCTGATAGAGATCGTAATAGTCTAATGTAGCTACTCCAAGAATGTCATAGTAAATCTTTTTCTGTCCCTTAATATAAACATCACGCTCATACACGAGGTTCCAAGGAGATAGAGATTTCATATGCTTAGTGTTAAGTACACGATTCATACGACGGCAGATGAATGGAATATCAAAGTGCTTAACATTCCATCCAGTAACAATGTCTGGTGTTGCATTAACCCAGAAGTGTTGGAATTTTAAGAGAAGATCTTTCTCGTTCTTACAATAGATATAATCCACATCAGCACGAGAGTTTTCAAACTCACCACAACCCCAAGTTGTAATTTTCTTAGAGGTAAAATCTTTGACTGTGATGCAAAGGATTTCCTCAATTGCTTCTTCAACATTTGGGAAACCATTCTCGGAAGTAGTTTCAATATCCAAAGAAATAATATTCAGTTTAGTAAAATCATAATCAACTTCCTTAGGATACTCCGACAGGATGTATTGATACAGATACTTGGTATTACCATAGATGGTAAAATTTTCTACTGCCTCATAGTTCTTGACAAATTCTTTTGCTTCATTGATACCACCAAACTTGATAGGTTCTACACATTCACCTTCAAGAGTTTTATATTTGGTTTCATTCTTACTTGAAACAAAAAGAGTTGGAGAGAATTTCTCCCTCAACTCAACACGTTCACCTCCCGAGAAACCACGATAAAGAACCGTGTCGGAAACAATAACAACATTTGTGTAAAAATTCATCAACCAACAACTTCATGATAAAATTTTAGCACATCCTCACGAGGATCTACAATGGTCATAATATCAGTAGATCTGATGGGAATTTGTTTTTGATAAGTATAATCAATATAATTATCAAGAGTCAAATATACTCGTGCCCCCCTCTTACCAAGAAATTCTGTTCCAAATTCTAAACAATTAGGCGGGATTTCATCTTCTTCTTCATAAAGATAGTTGCGTACAATTTCTTTAGGATTAATCAGTACGCAATCAGCATCTTCGTCTTCTCGTTCTTCAATCTCCGAGATCAGACACTGATGGGTTTTCAATAGAATCACTTTGACTGTCATTATTTTCTCCAAATTGGTTGTTAAATTCTTCTACAATATGATTGACTGGTTGACAAACAGTTACTACCCAGTCATAAGGGATAAAAAACTGTCGTGAATCAGACAAAGGAAGCCACGGATCAAACACTAAAGTATCACCAGAGGTCACTAAAATATGAGGATTAATGAATACTAAACTCATAGATTTTTCAGTATCCTTATCCACAATTTCCCTTACATCTGCAATAAGTTCTTCCCCCGACTTAAGCAGCACGAGTTGAACGGTCATAAACCTCTCACGAAATATACCCAATTATAGCACAGAGTTAGTTCAATGACAAGCTCGTTACCTTAAGACTTTTCAAATGCTGACTGAGTTTATCTAAGTATCCTCTGTTACGAAGTTCTTTGAATACAAGATTTTCTACAGCAAATTCTCCACCACGTTGAATTGAGGATGCTCTCATTTCACGAATTTTTTCTTTCAACTTTTCAAAAGCATCACGGTCATCTGCTTTGTTCTGAATAAGAAAATCAATCTTATCCATATACTGTTTCACTTTAGCAGTGATTGCTGGATCAGATAAATTAACTTCTTGATATACGGGACGGATTAACCACAAACTACTTTGAAGTGAGAATACTCCTTGACCTGATGGAGTTGGTGCAGATAAATCCTGAGCATATAATTCTACATCGTGCCCATAGATTTGAATGTTATGAGTTAATGCCCACAGTTGCTTCTTATCCTGAAGATAATCATCAATTAATTCTGGACAGTTAGCAATCTCTTCTTTCCTTACTAATAGATGAAGATCTAAATCAGAATACTTGGTGTAATTATAGTTAGCATTACCGCCAACCAAGATTACATCTTGAATAGCGTGAAGTGGAATGTTAGCAAACCGTGCCCACTCGTCAGCAATTTTCAATAATGCTTCTCTGACTTCTGGCTTAATTGCTTCACCAACCCAGAACTTAGAATTAAGAGTATTATGATAACGCAGAGTTAATTTCAAATCTCTATAGGTTTTCATCAGGCAGGAGTTTATTTTTATTTATAAAAAAAGGAGCCACCCCTGTTATTTGGCAGGGAGGCTCCAGTGGCAACGATAGTTAGCTCAATACTATTTATTATAACGTATATGTTTTTTTCTTCTGATGTTCTGGAATGATACGATTAAGTGTAATAGTCAGAAGACCATCAGCAAAATTTACATTACCAATTTCTACATCATCAGATAGAGTCCAAGTACGAGTGAATGCTCTCTTAGCAATACCATTATGTAAGTATTCAGATTCATCATCTTCTGATTTTTTACATTCAACAAAGAGTTTATTCCATTCAGTGGAAACTTCAATGTCCTCTTTTCTGTATCCAGCCAGAGCAATTTCTAAAATATACTGGGTAGAACTTTCTTGAATAAGATTGTATGGTGGAAAATTTGGCGTTGATTCGTGTACTGTAGCAAACCTACGAATCCATTCATCCATTCCAATCCCAAATCTATTAGCATCATTTAAAAGTTTATCAATGTCTGTGACATTATATTTGACCACGTTAGTCGTGAACATAGTAGACCTCCTTAAGCGTCTGTAGTTAGTTTAGTTGTCCCCGAAGGCGACATTACTATTTAACCACATTTTATAAAATAAGAGGGTAGAAGCCCCCGTATATTATTCTTCGGTTGGCACTACTCTTTTCTTACCAATGTTATACTTTGCTTCCAAAATCCATTCACTCTTCTCTTTATATGCAATGACTTTGATTTGATTGAGCGGTGATACATCCTCAATCTGATCAGGTTTAATTACACTAATCAATTCCCAATCAACTAATAGTTGAGTAATACGATTACGACGTTGAACATCATTCAGTGTTAGATTAGAATGTTTACCATCAAGTGCAAACAGTTCTTTAAAATGAACAATATAGTATCGTCCTTGTTTATGCAGAATATGACAGCTCTGATAGAGTTTCTTTTCTTTACGTGAGGCAACTCCAATACGGGTCAGCGTTTCACGTACTTTAAGAAAATCATCAGGTTCAGCCAAAGTAACTTCGACCATTTGATCTGGTGTCCAAGATACTTCAATATCAGTTGCTGTTGTCATTGTTTTCCACCTCTAATTTGTTTCAGTTTAATAGAATTAAGTTGATCATTAGAAAGAATATTTAAAGCAGATTTTGCTTTCTCATCACTATAGTGATAATAAGATTTGACTACTTCAAGATCATCTAATTTTTCTTTTTTCAACCACGGAGAAAATCTTCTTTTTGGTCTGATATTATTTAGTAAGAAGTGATATTGTAGTTCGGAAGAAAGGTGATGATTAATATTCATTTCATTTGCCGCCATAACTGTATCAATGAAACCAGAGAGACAACGATTGATAATAAAAGGAGGATATTCTTTTTTATTATCCTCCGTCATAATATTTTCTTTTTCGTGGTTGATGGAATTCAACCAATGCTTCAGTTCAGTTTTCATGATTTAATTGTACGAATAGGACCCATCACACCTTTACCAGATGCAGTGAATTGAAAGATCTGTATAGTACCATTATACTGAGTAACTACAATGTTATCTCCCTGAATTACGGCAGAAGAAACATCCTTACCAAATGTGGCAACAGGACCAGACAAACTACGGAGTTGAGCAACACCGTTTTTAGCAATAACGAAATAAGATTCTTTAGTCATAGTTAATAATTAGAAGGTCAAGGTTTAAAGATTTCATCAAATAATAAGTTTCTTGGTTGAAGTTGAAATTACTGAAAACATTTGCATGTATTGCTCAACAATTTTTTCATCTGCCCTAGCAATATAAACTATGAACCTACGATCTACAACAATTTCTTTATCTTTTTTACTAATCATAGGAGACCAAGGAGCAAATGCTAATGTTCCTTGTCCTGTAGGTACACCTACAATAGCATTTTGAATTCTAATAAATTCATCTAATTCAGTTACTACATCAGCAATGACATCCTCACCAGAGGACATACGAATAAGTTTTACATTCATTTAAATTGACACTCCATCATGATTTCTATAAGACAGGCAAGAAGATTAATCTCCTGATCAGCAGCAAATGCCGCCTGGTACTGATACTTAGCAATAATAAGAACTGCAGCAGGAATAGTATTTTCTACAAGAACATTATATAATGCTTCGTAGATGCGATGAATAATCATATTGAAATCATTATCCAAATTTGCGACTACCCACTTACGAACA